TAGATTCAGTGGTATACCAAATAATGCAGGTTCTGGAGTAACTGGAGATATAGACTTTACAACTGTTGGTCACTCCAGTGGTGACGCTTATTCCATCATTTTGGTATTGAATAAAAACTATTAATGAATGGTTGTAAAAAGAAAAAAAGCTAACTCTATACGCAGAACAACTGGTAAAGGTGGTAATTACCGTCCCACTAAAAGTGGGGCGGGCATGACCAAAAAAGGTATAAGAGCATATAGAAAAGCAAATCCTGGCTCAAAACTCAAAGGAGCTGTCACTGGAAAAGTTAAAAAAGGTAGTAAAGCTGCTAAAAGAAGAAAATCCTATTGTGCTAGGTCTTTAGGACAACTTAAAAAAAGTTCGGCTAAAACTAGAAATAATCCCAACTCAAGAATTAGACAAGCAAGAAGAAGATGGAAATGTTAAATGAATGTGATTCATAAAAAACATGGTAGAATAAAATAATGGCAAAAAAAGCAAAGAGTGGCGGTAAGATTTGTTCAGCAGGTAAAGCTTGGGCAAAACGAACTTTTGATACATACCCGTCTGCTTATGCAAATATGGCTGCTTCTAAATATTGTAAAGACCCAAATTATGCTAAAGGCAGCAAAAAAAGGAAAAAGAAAGCTGCAGGTGGTTTTGTTTCAATTCGCGGTCAAGGTGCAGTCATGTCTAATAGGTTAAGATAGTGGGACAATTAGCTGAATGGAGAAAACAAAACTGGGTGCGTATAGGAACAGATGGTTCAATCAAAGGACCATGTGGTACAAGCAAAGATAAAAAAAACCCAGATAGATGTTTACCAGCAGCTAAAGCAAGAAGTTTATCCAAATCAGAAAGAGCAACAACTGCTAGGAAAAAGAAAAGAGCTGGAGCAAAAGGTAAAACAGTAGTAGCAAATACAAAAAAAGCTAAAGTAAAATTAAAAAAAGGTGGATTTATGGTTAAAAATAAAGATAAAGCAGATTTGAATAAAGATGGTAAACTATCTTCTTACGAAAAAAAAAGAGGCATGGCAATTGAAAGAGCAATGTCAAAACAGAATCGTGTAAAAAAGAAAAAAGGTGGTTTTATAGCTAAAGGTTGTGGAGCTGTAATGAATAACCGAAGAAAAGTTACAACCATTAGTTAGGAGATATTATGCCAAAGAAAAAATCTGAGGACCCGAAACTACAAGCTAGACTAAACGCAAAAGTTAGACCAGATGAGCCAGTATCTGACGAGCGTATTTACATAAATATGCCTAAGAAAAAAGCTCCTGCAAAAAAAACTACTGCTAAAAAAGGCAGACCAAAGAAAAAGGATTAATTATGTTTAAAAGAACTAAATATTACGCTACTGGCGGTTCTGTTAAAAAAAGCAAATATATGGCAAAAGGCGGAAAGGCTTCAAAGTATATGGCAAAAGGCGGTAAAGCTAGTAAATATATGGCAAAAGGCGGTAAAGCTAGTAAATATATGGCTAAAGGCGGTAAAGCTAGTAAATATATGGCTAAAGGAGGCAAGGCTTCTAAGTACATGGCAAAGGGTGGCAAAGCATCTAAGTACATGGCCAAAGGCGGCAAAGCTTCAAAATATATGTCAAAAGGTGGAAAAGTTTAATTTTTAATAACGGGGGTTATTTTGTCTTATTTAATATCGAACATACCACAGTTCAAATGTTGGGTGCGTAAAGAATTTACAGCAAATCATCAAAAATATCATGGAGAATACTTACACGCATTAGCTTTTGCAGTAAATACCATTCCAGATAGGTCACTATCATTTCAAGTAGTCTTCACAGGCTGTGAGACTGATTTAGAGGAACATTCTGATGAAAATGTACATGGAGGTGCTATGTGGGCAAGGATGCCCATACAAGCTCTTATAGCAGACGTGCCTTTAGCAGAATGGCCTACTCCTATGGAAGACCATCTTGCTCAACCATGGGATTGTCTCAGTCATAATCACTCTGTTGTTGTTTTAGACAGAGTTAGCTCATCTCCCTGGATATGTAAAATAGATGGAGAGTTTCATACTGGTACTTATATGTTTACTGTAGACTATACAGAACATAGTATTGCTGATGATTCTGCACAACATAAACAAAGTCATGTGCTATACTTAACTGACGCTGGTGAATACACTGGTAATTTTATAGCTTTACCTAATAACAGAGTTAGAGCTACAAATCCAGCTTTATGGCGTGTTGGTGAAGGTCCACCAGACTTTTCTCCAAGCCAATGGATTCATTCAGCAGAAAAACATGATAGTTATATGGACTCAAATATAACATTTGATAATTTGTATAACCAAGATGATTGGAGTAAAGAATGACAGAGTTAAGCATAGCAGCAAAAAAGAAATTGATAAAAGAACTTAAAGGTGCGTCAAAATTACACGCCAAACAAGCTAGACAAATAGAAAGGTCTTTAAAAAAATCTAAAAAGAAAAAATAATGGCTCTTTCAGGTAGCACAAATTTTGAACCTAATGTAACGGAGTTTATAGAAGAAGCCTATGAACGTTGTGGAGCTGAACTACGTACTGGTTACGATTTAAAAACCGCTATTCGTAGCGTAAACTTGATGTTGGCTGAGTGGGCTAATAGAGGCTTAAATCAATGGACAATTGAGGAGGCAACACAAACTGTTACAGAAGGAACAACAAGTTATACTCTTAATTCTAATGTTATAGATATTTTAGATGTTGTTGTCAGAAGAACCGTAAATCAAACACAAACAGATATAAGTATTAACAGAATTAGCAGGTCAGAATATTTAAATATACCTAATAAAACTACTAAGGCTAGACCATCACAATTCTTTTTTGATAAGCTAACAACACCATCTATAAAAATATGGCCTGCACCAGAAAACAGCACAGATATATTAGTATTTAACAAGCTTGTAAGAATGGATGATGCGGATAAAGGCACTAATACAATGGATATGCCTTTTAGATTTTATCCATGTTTTGTAGCTGGACTGGCGTATTATCTATCCCTTAAAAAAAATCCGCAGCTTACACCTCAATTAAAATCTCTTTATGAAGAAGAATTTAGAAGAGCTGCTGACCAAGATGAGGATAGAGCTTCTTTTCGTGTTCGACCTGATATTAGGATGAATTGATGGCATACGCATTAGGAAAGTTTGCAAAAGGTTTATGTGACCGTTGTGCTTTTGAGTATAAGTTGAGTGAACTACGAGAAGAATGGAATGGTGCAAAAGTTTGTCCAAGTTGTTATGAACCAAAACATCCACAACTCGAGCCCCTAACAGCAACAGCTGACCCAGAAGCATTATATAAACCAAGACCAAATAACGACCATGAAGAAGGAGAAGGTTTTGTTGTTGTTGTAAATTCTAATATTTTTTTACCAGACTACATGAATCCAGCAACTTTGCCAACTAACTTTACTGTTAGTGAGATGACAGGTAGCGTTGGCGAGGTTACAATAATTACATGACATTATCTGAATTAAAAACTTTAATACAAAACTATGTAGAAAACACAGAAACTACATTTGTTAATACTTTAGATGATTTTATTAAAAACGCTGAAGAAAGAATATTTGAACTGATACAATTTGATTTTTTTAGAAAAAATGTTACAGGTAATCTAACAACTGGTAATACTTATTTAACAGCACCTACAGATTTTCAAATGAGTTTTTCGTTAGCTATTATAGACTCTAATGGCGATTATAAGTATTTAGATAAAAAACATCCGACATTTATGCGTGAATATTCTGTAGACCCAACAGATGCAACAGCAAGAAGCCAACCTTTATATTACGCAGATTTTGACAAAGAACTTTCTACAGCAAGTGACAACGGTTCTACTTTAATAGTAAGTCCTGTGCCAGATGCAGATTATAATGTTGAATTACATTATCTTTTCAAACCAAATTCATTAGTTACAGATACAACAGGTACATGGCTATCTAACAACGCTAGAAACGCTTTGTTATATGGTTCACTTGTTGAAGCAAATATTTTCTTAAAAGGTGAAAGCGATATGCAGCAGCAGTACGAGCAACGTTTTACACTAGAAATATCAAGGCTTAAAAACCTTGCAGAAGCTCGCGGAAGGAGAGACGAATACCGTTACGATTCTTTGAGGTCAACGGTAAGTTAAAATTTATGAAACAAATAGAAAGTCTTAAGGGCAAATCAGTTGCCATAGTTGGTATGGGTAAAAGCTGGTTTGATTATAATTTAGCTAAATCACACGGAGTTCATTTTGATGAAGTATGGGCGATAAATGGCGTAGCTTCAGTTATTTACCACGATAGAGTATTTATGATGGACCCTGCATCAAGATTTCTTGATACAGATGATGCGGGTGGTCAGACTAAAAGCATGGCTGATATGCTACAAAAACATGAAGGGCCAATATATACGTGTGAATTAGATGATAGATGTCCAGGTCTTGTAGAGTTTCCATTAGAAGAAGTTGTGCAATACTCAAATTGTCACTATTTGAATAATACAGTTGCATACGCAATAGCCTTTGCATATTGGAATGAAGTGGCCAATCTTAAAATGTTTGGTATAGATTTTAGTTACAAAGGTAATTTACATTTTGCAGAAGCTGGTAGAGGGTGTGTAGAGTTTTGGCTATCTAAATGTATTTCAGCAGGTATGCAAGTAGAAGTAGCACATAGTTCAGGTTTATTAGATACAGACGTTCCAGCAGAACAAAAGTTATATGGATACCATAGATTAAAAAATCCTTATATTATTTTAGTGAGTGAAGATGGGATTGAATTGAAAAGAATTGATACCCTAGATATTGTAGAAAAAAAACAAAAGCCTATGCTAATAGACAGACACGATTCACATTTAAAACCTATTGAACCTAAGAAATGGTAGATAAAATTACACCAGCAGGTATGCCTGGTTTGGGCTTAATAGAAGCAAAAACCTCAAATTATGGTGGTCATACACCAGAGTTTTGGGCAGAAAGATTAACAGAAAAAATAGTCAGCAGTAGTGACAGTGAAGACCCATATATCCAAGAACAAGCAAAAGCCTACAAAGATTTGATTTATAAGGTTTGTTTGATTTATATAAAAAATGCGTTAAAATCCTATAAAGCTACTCTGATACAAGATTTTATAAAACAAGGCGATACAGAGTTGGCAGATATTATAAAAAGGATTTAATATGGCTATTTCATCAACATTAACCACTAGCTTTAAAAAAGAACTTCTTGAAGCTGTGC